CAGGTTGATTAAAACGATCCATCCCAGGCTCGAAGACTTCGACTCCTGTTTTCTCAAAGGATTCCTCAAGTAGAGTTTGGATTTCAATCAGTGTGTTCCAGACTTGACTCATTGAGTTCCTTCATGATAGCGATAGCGTGATCAAATGCCACATTGGCTTCTTCCCCTAGACTGTCGTCTAGTTTAGATCTAATTTTTTCAATTAGCTCTGTTCTATTTTTAAATTCATAAAATTTACCACTACCAGGAACTTTTTTAGCAATCATTTGACCGCCGTATAAATCGCCCATGTGTCGAACATAGAGATGTGCCAATAACAATCTATGCTTTGATTCATCTTCTGCTAGATTAAACAAATATTCTGAATATTGACTAGTAGATTCTAATAGTTTTAAATTGTCAACAGGTACATCAAGTTCTTTGATATCTTCAAAGATATTCATAGCACGACCCAATCCCGGCATGTCTGACAGCAATCCTGCTTTGGCACAGTGGTATTCTAATTTGCTATAAACTTCTAGCATTTGTGCTAGATACCGAGCATACAATTCTTTTGAAATATTACCGCTGAGCAGTAAACCAGCAAATTCTGTGCGTTCAGCATCTTGATGTTTTTGTTTTGTAAGTTCTTTAAGACTCATCTATTACCCCTATAATGTACGCAGATATTTATTGGTCTGTGTGCGGTGGAAAAAATTATTCTTCTTCAACTCTAATCTGTAACGGAAATCCGTTTTCTTGTGCGATACGACTAGCTTCAACACCTTTATTTTCGGCAATTTCGTATGTGTACACACCAACAACAGCAGAGCCAGTTTCGTGTATTTCTAAAGTAATATCACGAGAGCTAGCTTCGTCATGTCTAAAGATTTTGATCAATAGATCCATCACGAACTCCATAGGAGTGTGATCGTCATTTAGGAAGACAACTTTCCATAGCTTTGGAGGTTGTAGTTCCATTTTAATTTTGTTTTCAATTTGAATATCAGTGGTTGCCATTTAGTGCTCCGATAATGGGGGAGTTGCCTCCCCCGGGTTTATACTATTACTTAACCTCAACAACCTCGATTACTCTAGGTTTGAGCTCTTCTGGAACGATACGCTCTAACATCACTGCTAGAATACCGTTTTCAATCTGAGCACCTTTTACCTTGATATGTTCTGCTAAGGGGAATACTTTGGTGAAATCTCGGCTAGCAAGACCTCGGTGTAAGTACGCCTCAGAAGGCCATGATGTAGTTTGAATTTCACCTCTTATTGTAAGATGATTATCCTCTAACTCTACAGCGATTTCGTTCTTAGAAAACCCAGCCACAGCAACTTCAATGCGGTAATCGTTATCACCGGTTTTGATAATATTGTGCGGAGGATAGTTGTTGTTAATCTGATTCGCAAATCTATGCTCCATGTCATCAAACATGCGATCAAATCCTACAAGTGCTCTGGCAAGAGCGTTAGTGTCAAAACGTTGTAATTGTGTCATTTTAATTTCTCCTTTATTAAGCAAGAATTTTATAGGGCCCCACCCGGGCACCCTATTCTGAGTTTAAGATGTTTGCTTAAACTCTGCGTCAATAACACCGTCATCCTGAACAGGCTCGGAAGCTGTGTTCTGTTTGGCTTGTGCTATCGATTGGCCAGCAGCAGCTAGGTCGCTAGTTTTTTGTATAATAGCATCCTTGTCTGTACCAGTCAATTCAGTTTGAAGATCTTTAATAGCTTCTTCAATTTTATTTTTGTCATCGTCGTTGAGTGTTACTTCTTTCAACTCATTTTCAATACTGTTGATCATCGCTTCAGCTGTGTTTTTAGCTTCAATCAACTCACGTGCTTTCATGTCTGATTCAGCATTGGCTTCAGCATCACGGACCATTTGTTCAATTTGCTCTTTGCTTAGACCACTATCTGATTTGATAGTGATTTTGTTTTCCTTGCCCGTGCCTTTGTCTTTGGCTGAGATGTTCATGATGCCGTTGGCATCAATGTCAAAGGTAACTTCAATTTGTGGCATACCTCGACGAGCAGGAGCAATACCTTCTAGATTAAACTCACCTAGAAGTTTATTGTATTGTACAAGCTCACGCTCACCCTGAGCTACTTTGATAGTAACTGCTGGCTGATTGTCTTCTGCTGTTGAGAATATTTGACTAGCTTTGGTTGGAATGGTTGTATTCTTTTGAACCAACTTGGTCATGATGCCGCCCATTGTTTCAATACCAAGACTCAACGGAGTAACGTCTAATAGCAACACGTCTTTGCGATCACCGCTTAACACCGCACCTTGAATTGCCGCACCTACTGCCACTGCTTCGTCCGGATTAACGTCCTTGCGTGGAGCTTTGCCAAACAGTTTTTCAACTTCTTCTTGTACCTTAGGCATGCGAGTTTGACCGCCAACGAGAATAACTTCATCGATGTCAGCTGGTGTAACTCCAGCGTCTTTCATTGCTACTCGGCAAGGGTCAAGACTGCGTTGAATCAACTCATCAACTAGGCTCTCTAGTTTTGATTTCGTAATCTTAACAACCAGATGCTTTGGTCCTGATGCGTCAGCAGTAACATAAGGCAAGTTAACTTCTGTTTGTGCGGAACTTGAAAGTTCAATTTTTGCTTTTTCTGCGGCATCTTTCAAACGCTGTAGAGCAAGCATATCTTTTGTTAGGTCAACACCAGAGTCTTTCTTAAACTCGTCAACGATGTAATCCATGATACGTTGGTCAAAGTCTTCACCGCCAAGGAATGTATCCCCGTTAGTGCTTAGTACTTCGATTTGTTTTTCGCCTTCGACATTCGCAATCTCAATGATCGACACGTCGAAAGTACCGCCACCAAGGTCGTAAACAGCGATCTTGCGATCAGCTTTATCAGACTTATCAACGCCATAACTAAGAGCTGCCGCAGTAGGCTCGTTAATAATACGCAGTACTTCCAAGCCTGCGATCTGTCCCGCATCTTTTGTAGCTTGTCTTTGGCTGTCGTTGAAGTACGCAGGATCTGTGATAACTGCTTGTGTAACTTCATGGCCTAGATAGTCCTCTGCTGTCTTTTTCATTTTACGCAGGACTTCGGCTGAAATCTGCGGTGGTGCTAGTTCTTTGCCTTGAGCACGAACCCAAGCATCGCCGTTCTTAGATTCCATAATTTCGTATGGCATTAGGCTGATATCTTTTTGTACAGCTTCTTCTTTGAACTTACGTCCAATTAGACGCTTACTTGCGTAGATTGTGTTTTTGGGATTTGTTACAGCCTGGCGTTTTGCTGAAGCACCAACTAATACTTCTTCTGCTGTATATGCTACGATACTAGGTGTAGTACGAGCACCTTCTGAGTTTTCAATTACTTTAAAATTTCCGTTTTCAATAACGGCTACACATGAATTTGTTGTACCTAAATCGATACCGATTACTTTGCTCATATTATCTCCTTTTAAATAAGCAAGATTTTAACTTTGGGCACCATGCCCTTTATAGAACCCTATTGGCGTTCTATAAAATTATTTATCTCTGATGGGCCAGTGGCTGAAACATTTTACCGTCATAGCCGCTAGCAGTTCTTAATTTTTTATACACATTTTGAACACCTACTGCTTGATTCCACGCATCTTCAAGGGCATGATGTTTTAGCACGGGTGGACGCTCTGGGTTAATGCCAATATCAAAGATAGTACGGGTGTCGCGAACTTCCCAGAAACTCCAAGGAATTGCTTTGCCAATTTTGCGGAAATATTGTTCTAGAATAATTACATCAAATCCAGCACCATGGCTCCATACTCGTTTAGCACCCCAACAGAACTTGTACAACTGATTCATCGCATCAGTGATATGAATACGATTATTGGGATCAAATGCTTCTTCTTGTGCTTCTTTACTTTGGCTTGCCCACCAGTCTAGTGTTGCTTGACTGACTGTGGCACCTAGTGCGTCACAGCTATCAACATCAATTCGAATATAGAATTTTTCCATAGCTGGCTCGGATAATTCAGCACCAAACGGATCAAACTTAACAGCACCAATTGTTAAAATAGTAGCACTTGGAAGTACATCAAGTGTTTCCAAGTCAATCATTACATCTGTATTCATTATTATTCTTTCATTGTTTACATACTACTATTATAACAGATATATGTTGCCAGGTCAATACATTTTTTTGGGTAGTTCTTGAGCTTGTAGTTTTTTACGCCAGCGAGATTTAGCCGCGGACTTTTTACGTTTGCGTACTGTAGTTGGTTTTTCGTAGAATTCTTTGGCTCTTAATGTTTCTAGAAGCTTAGAATCGCTGATCTTATTCTTAAATTTTCTGAGAGCACGTTCAATAGGCTCTCCTTCTTTAGGGTATACAGTAGCCCCTTTACACATTTTATTATCGTACTGATTTTTCATAGGTAGTAATAGTATTCTCCAAAAGTTCATAGCATTGGCCTACATCTAGTATGCTATTATTGTTAATTATGCCAAGTTCTCGGATATGCCCAAAATAATAACTGTTGATTTGGGCAGCAAGATAACCTACAATTTCTCCAGGTAGATTATCTACATCAAAAATGATTAAATGGCTTTTTCTTTTTTTATCAAGTAGCCAATTGATATCATTGTCAGCATGCCACATATACAATACGGTATTTGGTATCGATGGCAACTGTGTTAACGCAGACGAAATAAGATTAGTACGATCTTGTTGTATGCCTACTAATAAAATTCGTAGTCCGTCTGACGGTATATCGTCTGGGGGTGTTACTAGAATTAATTTATTTCCTATCATAATTTATTCAAAATTTCTATAATAGTTTCTATGTCGGCGGTATCTAGATCTTCTGGTTTTATTAGTCTAGATCGCAGTTGAATTATTAGACTAACGACTCTTGTATATTCGTCGTCGTCAACTTCGGGAAACTCGTATGAATCGATATTATCTTTGGCAAGACATGAATACAACGTATTAATAAGATCAAATCGTTGATCGCTGTTTTTGTAATTTTTAAGAGTTTTCCAAATAGTAGATTCGCTCTGTTCGGAGTTTTGATGATAACTTATTTCAAAGTTTTTTGAATCTGATCCTGGCCAATCTTCTCTAGGTAGGTCAGATCCTTTTTTTTTAGATCGCTGAGTTTGAGGCCTTGTGTTGGTTCAATAACTTCAGTTAGATCGGGTTTGACTCTTTGATCTACATCACGTGTTGCTGCCACTTCGTTGTAACTTTGTGCTACTTCTTCAGACGTTAGTTCGTCATTGATATAATAGGGCTCAACCATCCACGGCAGTTCGGTAATAGAACCGTAGTCAAACATCTTACGTTGGCGTTTTAGGCTGTCTTCTGGATTGGCTTCCTTCCAACGCTTCATTGCTTCTTTTTCTAATTGATCGGCACTGTCAATATAATGCGAATCCTCGAGATCCTGTTCGTCTTTGACAGCACGTTCTGCTTCTTCTATCATTTTATTCCACTGCTCTAAAGCAGTGTCATCGTTGATAATAGATGCTGATTCTTCAATTGAAGGGGACGATTGCTTGAATGTAAAGTTCTTTTCTTTAGTAACAATGTCCGATAATTTTAATTTTGAAGAGCTATCAATATTTTCAGCAGCTCGAACGGCAGCATCCGGATCTGGATTCCTTACTGGAAAAGGCCAAAACTTGATGGTGTTGCTGTCATCTACGACAGGCTCAGACTCTTCTTTCTTATCCCAGAATCGAGCACGTTCTTTGACCTTGTCAAACCAATCATCTACTTCTTCATCTTCCTTGGATTTAATCTGGGTATTTCGAGACCATTGGTAGGTCATTTGACTGCCTAACAATAGTAATACTGCCAAAGGATCGAATACAAACACGATAATCAAAATGACCCATGTCACTGCTTTTTCTAATAGATTGGCATCTGGATTATCGCCATAGATCAAGGCAGCAATGTATTTTATTGGTCCAACTTCAGCTTCAACTTTGCGAACTTCTGCGGCAATTGGTGCTCGTTCTTCATTGACCTGAGCAATGATCTTCTGTTCAGCAGCGATTTCAGATTGAAGACGACCACGTTCTTTTTGTTGGCTGCGTCGGATTTGAACTGCTTTTTCGGCACCCTTTTCATCACTGCTTCGACCCATGACTTGGTCCACAGCTTCATCCATCTGTCTAAGAGCTTTGCGATTGGCTTCTATGTTGTCTTTGGCTGTTTTAATCTTTTCATCATATACGGCAATTTTGCTTTGAACATCGCCCGATACTAAACTTTGATCACTGTGTGCTTTTGATAAGAAACCAAAGATTCCCATACTTGTAATGATCATTAAGACCACTACTGCTGCGGACATGTATATTTTCATGAACCTTGGAATATCTTCCCAATAGGCTTTTAACCAACTAGCTGCCACTAGTTTGGAAATTTCCAAAGTTGTCCCCATTACTACAACAGGCCAAAACGCCGCAGCAAAAATAGAAGTTAACCCTATGACGCTATAGTAGATAGCTACTGCGGATAGGGTTATTCCTGTTAGAAATAGTAATGAAGCAAATATCATAAGTTAATATTTATTCTAAGTTATGCCATGCCCAACTTTTATTTCTATAAGTGTGACATGCGGCTTGTTTTAAGGATTCTTTTTTACCAAATGCGTATACCACAGTAAGTATGTGCTTACAGTAACCTATACCAGTAGGTTCAACACCAAATACTTGAACAACACCGTGAGCATCCCCGTGTTGCCATTTTACTTTTTCTCCTACTTCAGCATAGATGACAGCATGAAGCTGTGCCGCAGAATAGTACATCATCTGTTCATTGCTGAATGATTTAAACCAACCAAAACTAATTGTTGGTGCTTGATCTATAGAAAAATCATACAACAGTTTTGGCGGCTCAGCGAACGACGGTGCTGAAAAGAACGTGAGTGTCACCATCATGGTCTTTACAAAGAACCACTTTACGGGGTACATATTCATTGCCTCTCCGAATGTTAATTTGAGCATAGTTACAGTTCTTAGCAAGACCAGCACGTACATCAACTAGTTTGCCAAGCATGTCATCACTACATTTAATAGTAGTATTACTGTTAACGGTATCACCATTTTGTTTATTAATAGTTTGATACGTGTGACAGTATTGATTATTACCATCAGCGACCTTTGGCGATGAAGAACATCCCGACAGCAATGATAATACAACTACCATCAGGATGATTAAAAGCCAAAGATAGTTTTTGACTTTATATCCGTTCATTATTGTGCTCGCTTAGATTGAGCTTCGTTAATGAGTTGCTCAAATACAGGCTTCTTCATTTCAAGACGCACATAAGTGTAGTGACGTCCATTCATTGTAAAGTGACCTTTTTCTGTTTTAACGTGTTTACGAATCGCAGTGTCTGTGACCTTGTATGAAATCAAAGTACGGGTAGTTTTCTTATCGTCTTTGATGTCAATTACAGTTTCACTATTAACTGTACCGTTGATGCGTTTGGCAAAGTTGTTCATGGCGATTGCGTCCATTTGTTCCTCTGCCGCTTGTGCGAATGCCGATTCACCGGCACCACAAGCATAGACCATATCTTCTCTCCACCAGAACCAACCTTTGATGCCTTCTTGGGCACAGTCTTGATACCAAGATGGTTGTGCGTAAGTTTTGCGATCTGGGATATCTTTCATTGATGAACAGCCAGTAATGGCCGCTGCCAACATGCCTACTAAAATTGCCTTTTTCATAAACTGCCTTTCTGTGTGTGAATTGCTACAGTTATAAGTATAGCACCGTAGCCAACCAAAGTCAACTACGGTGATTACCAAATTACTTAAAGAATATCAGGGCCATTAGCACAGCTTGGATTATAAATCCAAATCCAATAGTGACAATGTTCAACATGTCTTTTTGGATCGTGGCTTTGATAAACAACAAGGTTAATCCTGTCCAAACTAGCATTACTAGATCTACTCCAGGAAGTCTGTCGGTGAGTCCTGCCATCACTGCCAACATGCTGGGCACAGTGGCAGAGTGCAGAACAATAGCCGCGAGCCATCCAAATGTTTCTGCTGAGATCACAGAGATTTTGGTTTGAACAAAGATCTTGACTTGATTAATGTCCATCATATTTTGGTTCCTTTCTGTTTGTAAAAAATGTGTTGTCCGATTTGACCTATTTTATCTAGCTGCCATCTCGGGTTAACGTAGGCGGCATGATAAAACAAAGCATCTTTGAGAATAGATAATCTAAATCCTTCCAAAAGAACTTTTTTGGCAACTTCGTAGCTTTCGTTGTATGCTTCCTTGTTGATTGGTCTATTTTTATGTACGGAATCGCAGGCCCATGAGAATTGACATACGACTCGTTCCATGACCACGTTCTTTTGGTAAACAACTCCGCAGACATCTTTACCAAATTGACCAGCTGCCACACGGTTCATAGTTACCTGTGCCACTGCTACTTTACCTTCAAAAGGCTCGTGTCCTGCTTCACGATAAATGTTAATGGCCAAACAATCCAGCTGACGTTCACGTGTTTGTATTGACACCACGTCTTTGCTGTAGACACCATTCTGCTGTTTCAGCTGTTGAAACTTAGCAGTGGTCATGATCGTAACTAGACACGCCACTGCGATTAATCCTAGTATATAGGATACTACTTTAATTGACTTTTCCATAAGTCCTCCTTTCATTTGGTGTTACGATAAGTTGTAACATTACATTAAGGGAGTAAACTTCACGGGGCTCAGATGGTGAACCCTGGGTTCGTGTAGTTGTCTCCATTGGACGCACTGTCTCATAATCAGTGTGCCTTTGGAGCCTTGACCGCCCGAATCTCACGGGTTTCTCATTGGCCAAGACTCGCGGATTTGAACTGTACTGCATCACTCCGTTCAAACCTACTATCTTGTTTCTTTTTGAAACGTATATTATATAG